GCTAATATCACTGGCGGTATTACGTGGCATGGTGACCATGTGTTTAACGCAGGTATTTCTGGTCATATTGTCAACACTATCAATGGTTTGACTGGTGCCAGACAGGCCGTACAGACAATCAGTGGTAGAACCGCAGAATTCAGTGGGGGAACAGGAAATGTGCCCTCCGCAGTCTTCTCTATTAATGGTGTAACCGCGACCGCTACAGGCGGCATGACCTTACAGGCATCTGATATTTCTGGTGTTGCCGCCACTGGTGGGATCGGAACTATTCTTGCTGCCACTGGTGGTGGAACTGGACCATATTCTAAGAGGGTCGCCCTCTTTACCACCACCCCCGAAGAAGATCAAACCGCTATCAGGATTAAAGGTACTACGGGAGATCTTGCACAAGTCGGCTTCGGTACTTCTTCTCTTACCTCCAGTTGCAGGATCCACGTGTCACAAGGTGGAATGTCAAACGGTATCAGAATGGTTAACGATGTCGACATTGGTCCAGACATTTACATGACTGCCAGAGGTCACCTTCAGGCAGACAACGAGATGAAGTTCCTAACTGGGTTTAATGCAGCCGCATCGACCCACCCATTCGACTTCAAGGCCGGAAACAACACTGGACAGACCCATGCAGCGATGACTTCTGTCTTCAGGATGAAGACTGATGGTATAGACCTCAATAATAAGGTCTATGCACAGGGCAGTGCCGCTGGTACCGCTGGCAAGGTCTTGAAGAGTACAGGTGCCAGTCTGGCAGAATGGGCCTCACTGATTACAGTGGGAACTAAGAACGACAAGAATATGAGTACCATGGCAGTGGGAGAACTAAGGCAGTATGACCAGGCCATAAACACTGACCATAATGATGTTACCACTGGTGGAGATTCAGCACCACCCGTCGGCGACTCGATGGCCTTTACCAATTCCTCTGGACATACTATCCTTTATCACATTAATAATAATAGTAGGCACTCTAGCAGTGATAACGAAAGCGGAGGAACTGGACTGGCGAAGTCTGGCACAGACACGGGTAACTTCACCCTGACTCTCGAAGCCAGTACTGGCAATGCAAGACTTTCTGGATGGGCATTCAGGCCCTCTTAGTAGGATAACACATGGCACAACCCAATTCAAGACAATCACTCAAAGACTATTCACTCAGGAGACTTGGTGCTCCTGTAATTGATATCAATGTGGATGATCAGCAGGTGGAAGATGCTCTTGATGATGCATTGCAGTTCTTTGCTGAGTATCATTTTGATGGTGTAATCGAAACCTTTATCACCCATCAGATAACACAGACTGATATCGACAACAAGTATATTGACACCGATGCGATCGACGATAGACTGGTATCAGTGACGAAGATTTTCAATCTCGCTTCGACCTCGGTCAACATGTTCGATGCCAGTTACCAACTAGCACTTAACGACTTTTTTGGTACGTTCACACCAGGTACACTGACTAATTACACCATCACCAAGCAACATCTGGAGCTTCTACAGGACATTTTAGATCCTGATAAGAACTTCAGGTTCAGCAGGGTGATGAACAGGGTATTTGGTGACTTCGACTGGTCTGAAGATGTCAATGTGGGCGACTATATTGTCATGCAGGCATACACTGCCCTGAACCCAGAGACCTACACCGAGATTTACAATGACCGACTGTTGAAGAAGTATTTCACTGCTCTGATCAAGAGAGCATGGGGCAACAATCTTTCCAAGTTCACTGGCATTCAGTTGCCAGGCGGTGTGCAGTTCGATGGGCAGAGAATCCTTAGTGAGGCGTTAGAAGAAATCCGAACAATCGAAGAAGAGGTGCAGGACAGATACGAACTGCCTCCCGACTTCATGGTGGGGTGATTTAAATGGCAATCAATCCTTATTTCAAGTCCCAGAGAGAAGAGCAGGATGTCCTCGAGGATCTAGCGATCGAGACGATCAAGATCCATGGACAGGATATGGTGTATATGCCCCGTACCCTAGTCAACGAAGACTCTCTGTTCGGGGAAGATGTACAGTCCGCCTTTAATGACGGATACGAAGTGGAGATGTATATTTCGACCGTGGACGGGTTCGAGGGCGAGGGAGATATCATCGCCAGATTCGGACTACAGATCAGCGATACCTGCACTCTGGTGGTGTCAAGGAAGAGATTCACTCAGTTAGTCACCGCTAACGACTCAGACATTTTAAAGCCTAGAGAGGGCGATCTGATCTTCTTTCCCCTAACGGGTGGTATCTTTGAGATCACCTTTGTCGAGGATGAAAATCCTTTCTATCAGTTGGGTAGACTCTATACGTATGATCTCAAATGCGAGTTGAAGAAGTACAGCAGGGAAACCCTCAATACTGGTTGGTCCGAGATCGACTCCAAGGATTCCGACAGAGACAACCCAGTCATGGTCATCAACATCGGCGGCCATACTGGAGAATTCAGAATCGGAGAGATTATCACGGAAGGCGGAGGAGGTACTGCGGAGGTTGTTTCATGGGACACCAACTCCAATACCCTAGAGGTGGTCGGCGGTAGCAACATACCAAGCATTGCTATCGGAATCACAGGCGCCGATTCTGGAGCATTTGCCACGGTCGGATCTACTGGAGACCCAACCACCCCTACTGATACTACGAATGACCCCTTTGGTAATAACGGAGATATCCAGGGAGAAGGATACGGGTTCATAAACTTCTCCGATAAAGACCCGTTCTCGGAAGGTAATTTCTGATGTTCGACCGATTTTATAACCAAGCAATCAGAAAAGTGGTGGTGGCCTTAGGGTCCATCTTCAACGATGTATATGTTACTAGGCTGAACTCGGATGGTACCACCAAAGAAGAAATCAGGGTACCACTAGCCTACGGACCCAAAGAGAAATGGATTAGGAAGCTGAGGGAGTCCAGTTCAGACTTTCAGATGGAGCTTCCTAGGATGAGCTTCAATATGACTTCCATGACTTATGATTCAGGTAGGAAGAAGAATACCCTACAAAGAAGGATCATTAAGGGGTCAGGTAATGACACCACCTTTTCCAATTTTGTGGAAGTGCCATACAACATGGAGTTCGATGTCAGTGTTATGGTCAGTTTCATAGAAGACGGGTTATCAGTATTGGAGCAGATTTTACCCTACTTCACCCCAGAATTCCTGGTCTCAATCGATTTCAACGACCTGAATCAGAACGTCGATGTGCCAATCGTCTTGTCTTCTGTTCAGATGAGCGAAGAATTCGAGGGAATGGTGGAAAGCGGCGTTAGAGTTATTACTATTGATATGTCCTTCACTGCCAAGTCTCATGTCTACGGTCCGACCAAGACCAGCAAACCAATTCAGAAGGCAATTGCTACCATTTTCGAGTCCGAAGCATTTTACGATGTCGGTGGAAGTGCTGGAACCTCAGGTTCTACCTATGCACTTTCCAAGATCATTGTGGGTGTCACAGGACCAGCTGGTGCTTCTTCTGGAATTGATAACTTTACTGGATTCACGGAAGAGATCAAAGTCCTGGGGCATAGCGGTGGAATAAGCTCAGATGGGAGCGGTTAATGAATGAAGAAGAATTGGATCCGATCTCGGAATCTCTCGGTGTTTCCCCTATTGATGTCTCATCCGTCGAGAAGAAGCAACCCGTAGAGATTAAGACAGACAATATAGAACCCGTGGCATCCACCTTCGACCAAAGGAAGAAGGACTATCAAATGGTCCGCGATAATCTTAAAGGGATTATTGAGACCAGTAGTGTTGCCATTGACGGAATCTTGAATGTCGCCTCTGAGGGTGAAAGCCCCAAAGCATATGAGGTGGTATCTCAATTAATCAAGACAGCCACTGAGGCCAACAAGGACTTGATTACCTTACATAAACAGATCAAAGACATCGAGAAGCTGGACGACAAAAAAGAAGAAGCAACCCATGTTACCAATAATGCCTTATATGTTGGGTCTACTAAAGATCTATTAGGTATGATAAAGGATGCCAGGGATCCAGATAAATTTATCGACCAATAATAAGGGGATCATCGATGATTCTAGAGAAGTATAACTTACTGAACGAACTATTTGAATACGAACCATTTGGTAT